TTTAGATAGTATATCGTTAATTCAAGTATGAAGAGGTTTAAAGAAACACTGAGTTCATCAATCTGTAATCGCAAAGACCCTTACTTTACCGGCAGCTTCAAATTTCTTTGAAAGCTTACCGAGCATAAGAGGTTTCTTTGAGACTCAGGCTAATCACTCCTGACGCACATATGTCTGCACTCGCCCACATTCTTCCTCGAAATCATGAAAGAAATCGAGATTATCAGTGGCACGAGAGTAAGCTTCAAGCGAAGCTAACAACCTCGGATGGGTAGCAAAGGTAAATGCGTCAAAAGGAGCAGATAGACTGCTAATCTTAAAGTTCGAACCGGCTGTCGTGATATTAAGACCACTAGCCTTCTCGGGTTTCCCCGAGATAGGAAAGTACTTAATTACTGCCTTAAGCTCTCTAATTGGCAACGTCTCACTTAACCCTTTAAAAGGATCAGTGATAGTCTCCAATTTAAGCTTAGGCTCGCACGGCCACACCCGGTACAGATTTAAAATCGTTAACGTAATCTTCAACGCCTTCACATCCCCAGCTTCAATTAATAACCGAAGCTTCGGGGGTATGAGACGCGGAAGACCTCGCGATATACCTACGGGTATAGTTTCTGAGCGGACGGTACCCCTCCGGTACTCGGCACCCATTGAAACTCATACCATTACTAAACGATTACACTCCTTCAGATATCTAGTTATCCAGGCGTTACCGCACTGGCCACTTAGATACCGAATTTGTTTGATAATCATATAGTAATATTCCTTATGTCCAGAATCCACGTTACACACAAACAATAGGGCGCGTAGTCATAAAGATATCTCCGAATCTTTAATAACTACCGTCCCATTAAATTGTTGTTTCATTGATTTTGACATGGGAATTATTGGGTTTATGATGAACTCTTAATTGGTAGGACCACTTTTGGTCTACATACCTAGTTACCTACAGCCTCGCCCGACCAGTACTCCACTTAGGTGGCTTAGAGAGCTACTAAACTCTCAAGCTTTGCCCTGGTGGTGGAACTATCGGCTCATAGGATATAAAATCATAAGATATGCAGTCCGGATGTCAATCCGGCGAGCAGGCCCAGCCTCTCACCCAGCGGGTTCTCTGTAGGGAGTTAGATATGGATAACTCCGATCTAACCAAAGATCGGTCCATATAGA